TTTTTTTTTTTTTTTTTTTATTTTTTTTTTTTTTTTTTTTTTTTTTTTTTTTTTTTTTTTTTTTTTTTATTTGTTTTTATTTGTTTTTATTTGTTTTTATTTGTTTTTATTTGTTTTTATGTAAAAATAAACAAAAATCCATAAAAATAAATATAAAAACCTTGATTGATTCATTTATATTGAAACAACATGAACGAGGATAATAATGTTCTCACTATAAAGTCAATACAGATTCAACCAATTCGAAATACAATTACCGCAATTAAAGACATATTGACAGATGCCACCATCACATTTACACCACAAGGAATGAAAATCATCAATTTTGATAAAACCCACACTATTTTGGTGAATGTCGTTTTACATGCCCGTAAATTTGAAAAATTCGTCTGTTTGCCAGAAAAAATAATTATTTGTGCAAATACTCTTCATTTATTTCGTGTCATTTCCACCATGTCAAATGATGATACACTTACCATGTATATTGATAAAAGTGATTATAATGACGGTATTGTCTCGCATTTAGGATTACAATATGATAATGGTGATATAAAACAATGTTATAGTCAAAAATTGAAATTGATTGAACCGGATATTGAAGAACTCGATGTTCCAGATGTGGAATATTCAACTATAATCAATCTTCCAACGACGGATTTTCAAAAAATCATTCGTGATCTCAATGGTATTTCGGACCGTATTGAAATCAAATCAATTGGAAATGATCTTATTTTTTCATGTGAAGGCAATTTTGCGAGTTCCAAGATTTTTCGATCGGAGAGTGATTCCGTGAAGGAAGGATGTATGAATTTCATAAAAAAGTCGGTTCCTACTGTCATCATACAAGGCGAATTTTCATTAAAATCGTTGAGTCATTTTATTAAATGTACACCTTTGTGTCAACATTTGGAAATGTATTTGGGAAATGATTTGCCATTAATTATAAAATATAATATTGCAAGTTTGGGCGAAATACGTTTGTGTTTGGCAACATTACCGTCTTCAAGCAGTATTTCATAAGATGCTTTTTATGATCAAACCAATGATGATGAATAAAAAATAATATACTTTTTATTTCATAATATGTATGCATATAGTATGAAATTGTGAAATTGTTTTATGAATGATTTATCGAAACAAAAAATGAAAAATGTCAAGGTATATCCGTTTGGTTCAACCAATTTAAAAACCTTGAATTCCAAAATGAGGATATCAAAAACACAATCCTTACAAAGAGAACCACAAGACAAAGTGTTTATTTTTGATATAGATGAAACAATTGGTTCTTTCTCTGATTTTATTCCTTTATGGAATATGATCAAATTAAAAATGAAAATGAAAACACAACTAGATCCCTCCATCTTTAATAAATTAATGGATCTATATCCAGAATTTCTTCGAAAAGATATTTTAACCATTATGAAATTTATTCTTCAACAAAAAATAAAGAGAAAATGTACAAAAATATACATTTATACAAACAATATTTTTTCACCCGAATTTCCAGATTATATCCAATCATACATTGATTATTGTTTGAACACAACCGGATTTATTGATGACATCATATATGCATATAACGTGAGCGGGTTTGTCATTGATTCACGTAGGACAACTAATGAAAAAACATTGGCGGATTTTTGGAGATGTACTGGTCTCGATAAAAATACACAAATATGTTATTTAGATGATCAATATTATCCCAAAATGATAGACACACCTGTTTTTTATATTCATCCAAAACCATACATTAGTTATTTAAAACGCAACGTCATCCAATCACGTTTTTTTAAATCAAGTATTTATCGAGATTTATTTGGAAATAGTCGCATTCTGTCGTCTTTCAATGAACATCCATTTAATCATATTCTTCGTTCTCATACAAAAACATATAAACGTGAAAACAATAAAAAAACAAGGTCTTTAACCCGGGGTGGTTCAAAAAATAAAACACGGCGTGTAAAAACGGGGGGCATATTATCCAAATTAATTTCACCCAATCCAATTATAAAAGAACGTGCATCACTTTCTCCCATTTCTTTAGAATCAATTCATACTAAAAAAGAGACGCTTGTAAGTAAGAACATATTGTATTATGTAAAATTATTTTTTCGTTTGTGAAATAAGAAATTATGACCTGGTAATACATAAAATATATATAAAAAGAAGATTGTATAATGGCGTTTTTTGACAATATTCCGGATCAAATTATGAATGAAATAGATGATGAAAATATAGATCCTAAAAAAAATACTTTAGATAAAAACGGAAATATTCGGTTTGATTATCAATTCTCTTATTGGATTTTATTATGGGCAATTCTATATTATTTGATCAAAATCAAATATATTTATTTTTCATCAAAGTTCTCTTTTATAAATAAAACAATTTATGAATACGGAAATCCATTGTATGCATTGTATTTTGCATTGATAGAGAACATTATCAATTTATTTATATTGATGGTTTATAATGCGTCTTTGTACACTATTTTTAAGTTTACATTCATGATTCTTATTATCAAAGCAATACCTACCTATTTACTACACGATTCACCAATACACCCAAAAGAAAACATTATTGTGTGTATTGCCATTTTTATGATTTATATTTTTTATTTGTATTTATGTGGAACAAATATAGTGGATGTTTATACCAAAACTATTTATTTTATTTACACGGAAGAAAACAAAACACCGTTGTTTTCTTTATTACATTCTTTTGGTATTAGATAAATTATTTTGTAAAATATAATTTTATTTATTTTTTGTAAATGAAAAGAATGTTTTTCGTTGAAAAAATAAAAGCAATAAACCTGCTAAAATTGTCCATCCAACGATGTGATCAACATTATTCATCATTTGTATATCCTCGGGTGGCAACTTATTGAATTCATCTTTGTATCCTTGGGGTTTGAATGGTAAAAAAATATAACGACCAAATGGAAACACAGTTGGTTTGATTTTGTCTTTACAATCATAGGTGTAGTCATACCATGCTAACGAGACATATGGAATCCACAAAAGAAATACTAAAATATAAATATTTCGTGGTGGTAAGAACCAATATCCCATGGCGATCAAAATAGTAAAAACAATGCATTTTATATTGAATTGAAACGGTCTTCCAGGAAATATGCCACCGGACATTTTAGATTGTTTTTATATATAGACATTACAAAATTTAGTTTATTGGAAACAAATATATTATTGTAATACAACACCCACATAACATATGATTTCACACAACACCCACATAACATATGATTTCATACAACACAACAATGTATTGTATGAAAATAACCAAAAAAAATGAGTAAAAAATCATAAAAATAAAAATACAATAGTATATGATGAATACCCAGAGAATATATCCAAATAATAATATTGGCGGCAAACGAATAAAAAAGAATCGTCTAACTGTACGCAAATACAAAGATCCGGCGATTGAGTTTAGACAACATTTGTTCTCTTTATATCCAGAATGCAAATTTGACAGGGGTATTGTTGATTATAACGACTACCCAGACGACAATGTAACATATGGTGAAATGGAGTATAATGGTATTGATCAATTATATGATTATGTAATGTCGCTTGAAAAAAAGGATTCAAATCAAGAACAAAAATATGCATTTATAGATATAGGCGCCGGTCGAGGTAAAATATGCATTTATATGGCTTCTAAACCAAATATAACTCAATCAAACGGTATTGAATTGGTAAAATTAAGACATATTGATTCAATATCCCTTTTACAATCTTTTTCAAAACGAAAAAGATTTCGCCCGTTTTTATCAAAAATAAACTTTTACAATGAAAATATGTTTCATTTCAATTTCCGTGATTCATTACAAGATCCCTCCCAAAAATGTTTTATTTGGATCAACGATTTATGTTTTGAACTCGAAACAATAAATAAATTATTTATTAAATTATCGGAAGACTTGGAACCAAATAGTATTATATCTTGTAATAAAATGCCTGCAATTGACCAAGCACCGTTTTCCAAACATTTCAAATTGATAAATACACTTAGTATTCCAATGTCATGGAATAAAAATGGTTCAGATGTATTTATAATACAAAAACTATAATTTCATGTTCTCTTTTACATTTAGCAACATTTCCTCTGTTTGATTCCATTTTTGATAAATCAAATATTGATCCATACGAAAACGATAATACACATTATTTGGTCCTTTGCAAACAATGATAGTTCCACATTCTGTAAATTCAATTTTAATTAAAAACCCGGCGTATTGTATTTTACCGGAATCAATACGAATTAATTTGGTTGGACGACTCATAATCAATTCATTTATTTGATAGATCCGTTTGTAACCCTTCATTTTTTCAAGTATTTTTTCTTGTTTTGCAAAATTCTGCCTAAACTCCACGCATTTAATTTCTTGAAAAGACTCTTTTATCTCTTTTTCTAAATCGGTTTTGTCTTTTGTTTCTAAAAAATGTGGGATTGTGTTGTTTTTTAAAAAAAGGTCTTCTACATTAAAATCAATGATTTCGTTTTTCTTTTTTTGTTTGTTTCCTTTTAATAAAATCAATTGATTGATTATTTCCGTTTGGTCTTTGTTTTCATGAATCATCTCACTCTTTTGAATTTATGTAGTATAATAAAAATACATTGTGTTTATTTCATTTAGGTGATATACATTGTAAAAAAAGAGTATTATGAAAACGTTGAATATTCCAATGAATTTTCTTTGACATACGGTGTTGAATGTACAGTGGTTTGTTCATTATTTGTAGAGGGGGAAGAAACCGGTTTCGAATCCTTTTTATCTGTTTGTTTGGCGGGCTGTTCATCTGTTTGTGACGGGTCTTTTCCGGTGTCTGTATTTTCACCTTTATCCGTCTTTGAAAAATGTTTAGCCACAACATTATCTATTTTGTGATTTATAGATTGAACCACTGGTGTGTGCAAAATATAATTTTCAATGTATTTTGAAAATCCAAGACTCGCTAATAAAAATACACCACCCCAAAAAATAAAAAAGGCATCGTAATCATTAAAATCATGTTTTCGCAAGGGATTAAATCGAATGATTAAATATGCTGAAATTATAAATTGGGCAATTTGATTAGAATAGTTATAAAATTTCATTGCTAAATCTTTGTCTTTGATGAAAAGGTTGAAAAAAACAAAAAAATACAAAATATGAAGAACAACCAATAAAATAAAAAGAGGATTTTTCAAATATCCAATTAATCTGTCCAACCATAAAAGGTTTTTCGTGTTTTCATTTTTAAACAAAGAGAACTTTTTCCTAACATCTGACATTTTTGTTATACAATTACATTATATATTTTGTTTGAACCCTTCAAGATTTCAAGGTATGTAAATTTTCGTTTTTCTTTTGTATTATATAACAAATCCTTTTGGGAATATAAAAAATATATATTTTTGTATTATCAATGTAAAATAGTTATACATATATTGTTGTATTTTGTTAGATTTAGAACAATGAATTCTATAAAAGGGATATTACCCCCACAAAAAACGCGACAAAAAACACGAAAAACCTCTCGAATAAACATACGAAATAAAACGCGAAAAAATGTATTGCCTGTAGAAAAAGAACCGCCCGTTATTATAGGGAGTCATTATAAATTAGAACAAAAAATAGGAGAGGGTAATTTTGGTATGATTTATCAAGGAACAAATGTAAAAACAAACGAAAAGGTTGCCATTAAATTTGAATCATGTGATTCAAATATACGATTGCTAAAATACGAAACAAATATGATTGATTATTTATCCCGGCACAAATGTGCATTTATTCCTTGTATTTATTGGTATGGATTTCATACATTTACAACAAAATCATTCGATAACAGTAATGACGTTGATATTTGTAGACAAAAAAAATATGCGTGTTTTATTCAACCGTTTTACGAAGGAGGTTCTCTTTTTGAAAATCAACCATTTATTTCAAATATAGATGACGTCGAATTTCGCATTTATTGCATTCACTACATTATGAAACAAATGATAGATATTATAAAACAAGTTCATTCTTTTGGAGTTGTGCATCGTGATATAAAACCCCACAATTTTATGTTTTTACAAGAATGGATAAAATCCGTCATTTCAAATTCAATGACAATAAACGAAGAAACAGTTATTTTACCGGAAGTTCGATTGATCGATTTTGGGTTTGCAATATTTGAAAATAAAGAAAAAGAGAACCATGTAGAAGAAACCCAAATAAATCATTCTATTATAGGAACACCCAATTATACAAGTTATTTTATTCATAGGGGACATGATTTTCAATGCAGAGATGATTTGATTTCCATTGGGTATATATATTTATTTTTATTATGGGATACGTTGCCTTGGATAGCAAAAAAAGGAGAGCCGTTGTTTTCATTGGAACAAATAGAACATTGGAAAAAATGGTCTGTTTTTTCTTTATTGATTCAATCCACTGTCTTACATGGGGGTAAATTCCATATAAATAAATCATTTGATTTATCCGGTGTGGATGAGATAAATTTAAAAGAAAATAAATACATTCGTTCTATTTTTTTATACATGAATTATTGTTATCATTTATCAAAAAGGGATAAAATATTCTATGATGAATTAATATCTCTCTTTTTACCTACACTTCAGGAAGGTCTTTTGATATAATCACATGTTATTATTTGACTCGAGATGTTATTATTTGACTCGATATGTTATTATTTGATTTGATCTATGATTTCATACAAAACAATTATACTTTGTATGAAAAAGAATGAAAAAGGAGTTTCAAAACCAAGAAAAAACAATTTACTTAGGCAATGTCTTTTTGGGGCGGTTTTTACCACGACGTACTGTTTGAAAATCATCGCCGTCGTCGTTATGAGACTCTTTGCTGATCACCTGTTTGCTGGCTCTATTACTAACTACATTTGAATCATTGTTCACATAATGACTTTGTTTGTTATATGTTTTTCGTTCTGAAATATCCTGTGAATAATGTTGTTTAGATTCCATATTTTGTCTTCTTATTTCACACATAATAGTTCCATCTTGAATGCCTGAAACATTTACTGCATGAAATTCATACTTGTCATTATCCGGCTTCACTACATTAAATTCTACATATTCGCCTTGAACTAAATAACGATATTGATTGTTTATGACATTTAGCGATGAATAGTGGACGAAAATATCCATTTCTGAAAGAAAAGGTTCTTTTTTGCAGACAGTGATAAATCCAAAACCAGATTTAGTATTAAACCATTTTACCTGTCCTAAAATTCGAATATCTGTTTCTACTTGAGTTCCCGATACAGAAAATTTAACATTGTTGTTCAATTCGGTTGCGTCGATGATACTTTCGCGTTGATCAGTCATTTGATGAATCGAATACTAAAAATAGTGTAATTTTTTTATATTGTTTTATTTTGCATTTTATTTTGTTTATTTTGTTTATTTTGTTTATTTTGTTTATTTTCAAAAAAATAAAAAATAAAATATCATTATATAACAAATGAATTTATCTTTCTCAAAGGAAACATGTTCTACTATTTTTTTATTATTATGTTCTCTTTTTATTTCTTTATTGTTAAGTAATATTCCGTTTTTTATCAATATGCAAAACCGTGGATATTATCATAAAATAATCAATGATTATACATATTCATTGTCTAAAGAAGGCTTGACAGATATATCTGCAAATAATATGATAAATGCGATTTTAAATGATGAAAATAAAATTGGAACACCATTTGAACAATTATTAGCAATACGACACATTGTTGGGATTAGTGTATACCCGACAACAAATTACAACCAAATTACAGGTATTTTGGATGCATCCGGAAATTCAGACAATACTAAAATCCAAAATACACAATCATTTATAAATAATTATATTGTACCTAAATCATAATTCCTAAATCCCCGGGTATACCATAAAATAAAAAATATACATACATTTATTATTATATGTATGTATAATAAGAAATCCAATGGTTCTGTTAAATCAATTTATTCATCATTTTGATTCTGTAAATACGTTTTCATTCTCCTTTTTTCTAAATCATTATTCTGTCAAAAGTTCAAATGAGAACATAATTCCATTAAAAGAATATATCAAGGGTAAAAAAGTGAAAAAGGAAGATTTAAAAATGATTTATGATCACATTCAAAATCGAAATGAATATTTGTCCCGTTTTTTCAAAACAAGTTTAGAATTTATAGAACCTCCTAAAAATCCAATGATAAATATAAAACCAATGCCTGCAAATAAACTAAATAATAATCAAGAAATAAAATACAAAAATATTATTCGAAATATGTTCTGGTTGGAAATATTAAAACAAACTAGTTCGGGATTCGCCAATGTTCCCACTTTCCTAAAAGTGTTAGAAGATTTATATTTACATCAAATTATTGATTATAAAATACTCACACCAAGTGCCATTTTTTATATAAAAGAAGGACATATAGCCAGTGTGTTTTCATCCTTTTATTTTCGTGCGTCCATCATGAATCCTTATTTGGTGTATTCCCTTGCAAAGACGGTTTTGTTGTCCCCCCCTCTAAATACGCCCCCTAAAAAATACAATGTATTTACGCCAACGATGGGGTGGGGGTCTTATTTATATGGATTTGCGGAAACGGGACAAATTGCTCGATACGTGGGTATTGATATTATTCCATCTGTTTGTAAAAAAACCACGGAATTTGCAAAACAATATTTTCCAGAAATAAAAACCCAAATATATTGTGAACCATCCGAAGATTTGCGTAATAAACAGTCATTTATCCAACGACACCGTTCTGCGTTTGATATTGTATTTTTTAGTCCACCGTATTTTCAATTAGAACTTTATCAAGGGAAATTACAAAGCACTAATCGTTATAAAACATATGAAGAATGGTTGGATAAATATTGGCGACAAACTGTGGAATTATGTTTTATTGTTTTAAAAAAAGGTGGCAAAATGTGTTATATTGTTTCTAATTATGGAAATGATCCGTCTTTTCAAATAGAAAAAGATATGATGGTTATTACACAACAATATTTTTCATACATTAAACAATTACCAATGTACAATAAAAACGTTCATTCCACCAAACATCGTGAAACAAATGAAAAGATATTTTTGTTTGAAAAACAGAGAACATCATTGCTTTAGTTCTATTTTAGTTCTATTTTAGTTTTATAATAAAAAGAGTTGTTTCGTTGTTTCGTCGTTTCGTTGTTTCGTTGTTTCGTCGTTTCGTTGTTTCGTAAATTATGAGTTCAAATAAAAATAAAGAATATTTCTAAACATTTTATTTTGGCAATAATTGCGTATTTTCAATAAACTATATATATTTTTTATTATATAGTTTATTTATTTTAGTCATGTTCTCTTTATTGGCAAGTATCGATTTAAAACCCAATTTTGAGGAGGTTGTTAAAAAATTAGAAACAGAACCAAATTCTAAAAAGTCAATGCTTTCCACATTTTTAGATGTTTATAAAATGGCCAATTGCGAAGAAATTGAATTAATGAATTCTAGTTCAAATGATAAAAATAGTTCTCTTTCGAATTTATGCCCAATGTCTTTTTTTTGTGAAAAAGATACAACTACAATGGAAACAGAAAAAAATAATTTAACAAAACAAACATTATTCGAAAACGTTTTTCTTTTACCAATTGATTATTTAGAAGAAAAAAAGGATGTGCATTTACTTTCAAAAACAGTTGCGATGGATTTGGAATTAAACTCTGTCTACGATTCGCTTTCGATAAAAGAGACCAATGAAAAAAAGACAACACTGAAAACCCCGGATGAAATAAAAAAGAACATGTATGATCATTTATTCCAACCATCACATTTATTTGCCAAACAAATGACGGTAGAATGGGGTAAAAAGTTCTCTTCAAATGTTCCTTTTTTACAAGAAACACAAACAGTCATTCGCAATATGAAACATATAAAGGAAAAAATGGATGTGTATGACAATTCTATTTTAAAGAACCCCATAAAAGACAAACCGGTGGTAAATAAAATCACAACTGAAAAATGTGAAAATATGATTGAAATATGGAAGGATTTAAAGGAAGATGAATTCTTTTTAGATAAATATGGGTATATGGATTGGACAATGTTATTGCCATTAAATGAGAACGCCCAATTTCTACAATGTCTTTCTATTGTAAATTTAATGTCGCCATTATCAAGTCTTCTGTTTCCCGTTTTTATTTTCTTATTCCCATTTTTAATATTGAAAATGCAACAAATCCCAATTGATTTTCAATCTTATTTGACGGTTCTAAAAGAAATAGCAAAGGATCATTTTATTGGGAAAATGTTTCACCTAAACCATATTTCTTTTGATAAAATCATTTATTTATTGATTACAATGGCCCTTTATGTTTTACAAATATATCAAAATATAAAATATTGTTTTTCTTTTTATCAAAGTATTCAAAAAATAAACAGTCAATTATATGATATAAAAGATTTCCTTGAAATGACGACCCAAAAAATGAATATGTTTTTAACATGCAATGAGAACCTAGGAACGTATTCGAAATTTCATCAAAATATGAAATCACATGTTCTCATTTTAGAAAAAATGAAAACGAATTTGTCAAACATTTCGTCTAAAAAATGCATTCCTATTTTAAAAATAAATGATTTTGGTTATATATTCAAATCTTATTATGATTTACATTCCAATCCAACGTATGATGCGGCTCTACGTTATGCATTTGGGTTTGAGGGTTATTATGATAATTTATTAGGTGTATATGATCATTTGACCCGTGGAAATATCAATCCTGCGTTTTATTACGATGACAAAATTGAAGATATACTCGATGATAGTTGTCTTGATAAAAACAATAAAAATACATGCATTAAATCACAATATTATCCGTCCTTTGCGGATAGGCAATGTGTGGAAACAGAACCGGTGAAAAACGATTGTTTGCTTAAAAAAAACATGATCATTACAGGGGTCAATGCATCTGGTAAAACAACCTTTTTGAAAACAACCACGTTGAATGTTCTCTTTTCTCAACAAATCGGTTGTGGTTTTTATGAAAACATGTCCTTTATTCCATACACACATATTCATTCTTATATAAATATTCCCGACACATCGGACCGTGATAGTTTATTTCAATCCGAGTCCAGAAGATGTAAAGAGATATTAGATTCTATTTGTGAAGCAGGTGCGTCCCGTCGACATTTTTGTATTTTTGATGAATTGTATTCGGGAACCAATCCGGAAGAAGCGTCTAAAAGTGCCTATGCGTTTTTATTATATTTGTGTCGATTCAATAATATCGATTTTATTCTCACCACTCATTATAATGGTATTTGTAAAAAATTGGCAAATAGAACTAAAAAAAACGCGGACAAAAAATATTTGCGCCAAATAGAAAACCATCAAATGGGTGTTTTGAAAATACCCATCCTAAATGCGGATGAAAAACAAATTGATTCTATAGAAAAGAATGAGATAGAACGAATTGTGTATACGTATAAAATAAAAGAAGGTATTTGTGAAATACAAGGTGCTTTGCAGGTATTACGTGATTTGAAATATCCGCTGGAAATAGTGGATGAATATTTGAATTTTGGAAAACCCGCTGTTTTTGATTCTAATAATATAAGTTCTCTCCCAAAAAAAAATGACACGAAACCATTAAAAGAGAAAAATAGTAAAGAGTGTAAATAATATAAATACATGCATTTGTTTCACTCTAAATGCAAGATTTGCCAAAAAATAGAATCGCTTTGATTACGGGGATAACTGGTCAAGATGGTTCTTATCTATCTGAATTATTATTAGAAAAAAAATACATTGTTTATGGAATTATTCGCCGTTCGTCTTCCATAAACACTTCACGTATTGATCATTTGTATACAAACACGAATTTACGATTGAGATATGGTGATTTATCCGACGGATTTAGTATTTATAATGTGATACAGGAAATCAAAGAAACTCATTTTCAAAATGTTTTATCGAAATTGAATAAAAAAGAGAACACGGAAAATAAAAAAGAGAACACGGAAAATAAAAAAGAGAACACGGAAATAATAAAAGAAATACAAGAAAACCATCGTTTAGAAATATACAATTTAGGAGCGATGAGTCATGTTCACGTGAGTTTTAAAATGTCTGAATACACCGGGGATATTGATGCATTAGGCACATTACGATTATTAAATTCAATCCAAACATTGGATTTAGTTCCAATCACCCGTTTTTATCAAGCTTCTACCTCCGAGTTATATGGTAAAGTCGTCGAAATTCCACAAAATGAAAACACGCCATTTTATCCACGTTCTCCTTACGGTGTTGCTAAATTATATGCACATTGGATTACTAAAAATTATCGTGAAGCATATAATATGTATGCATGTAGTGGAATATTATTTAATCATGAATCACCCCGCCGTGGTGCAACCTTTGTAACGCGCAAAATAACAATTGCTTTAGGCAAAATATGCAATGGAACGCAAGACAAATTAGTGTTGGGAAATATTGATTCAAAACGCGATTGGGGACACGCAAAAGATTATGTGAAAGGAATGTGGTTAATGTTGCAATTAAAGGATGAAGCGAATGATTTTGTTTTATCAACCAATGAAACCCACACAGTAAGAGAGTTTGTAGAAAAAGCGTTTGCGTTAAAAGGATTTCACATTCAATGGAAGGGAACCGGCGTAGATGAAGTAGGGTATGATAAAACCACCGGTAGAGAATTAATTTTTATTTCAAGTAATTATTTTCGTCCAACAGAGGTGGATATATTAATTGGGGACAGTAGTAAAGCACGAAGAGAACTTGGATGGAATCCATTGTATACATTTGATGAACTTGTAAAAGAAATGGTTGATACAGATTCTGGTTGATTTTGTGGTGGTTCTAAATTATATTATTTCATATAAAATCCATTTTATATGAAACCATATATGGGGACAAATAGACAATAAATAGCACACATATATATCAATAAATAATACACGAATATTTATAAAGATCCATTACCTATAGTTCCCGTAGAACCAAACCCGCCACTATTTCTGAATGTTTTTGATAATTCATCTTCCCTTTCTACTAAAACGACAAAAATAGGACATAATGATGGGTGGCATAATTGTACTAATTTCGTAAATGGTTGAATCTCATATTTGGTGTCTGGATATTTAAAGAGGGTTTGATAAAACAAATATCGAAATGCAACTATAATATCTCCTCTATAACCCATATCAATAATTCCCTGATTATTTGCAATCATAAGACGTGTTTTTGATAAACTAGAACGTCCATACAAATAATAGGGAGATGATTCGCCCGTTGACTCTTTTGTTGGATAATGTATCATTTCACAACGAACACCTAAATTGATCCACTGTGTTTCAAATAAATCATAAAACTCCAACGTTTTGGGAATAAATAAATCAAAACCCGAATCTGCAAATGGATTGGTTAATATCGAATTATTATGTTTTTTGACATGTTCTTTATAAAGGTTGTATAATTCGGATTGAGATTTGTCGACATACATTTTAATCAAAGATATTGGTGTATTCTTTTCTTGAAACCATTGTTCAACAAGAGGAGAAGATTCATTGTTCATTCTAATTGGTTATTTATTTAGATGAATCTTTATATTTTTTACATTCTTCTTTTATAGAAAAGAGAACTAAACACATAATTATCAGATATTTTTCATACAAATAAAGGTGCATCCAAATAAAATATATAAATATATGTTGTTAATATAATCAGTAGGGTGATGAAACAAGTTCGTTCATCAAATTACAGTTCTTTTCATAATAAAAAAGAACCTGTAAAACGTGCCCATGCATTTGTAGCAAATATTTATAAAAACACAAATGTATGGAAAAATGAAGAATTATCTAGAGAACCATGGGGAAACGGTGGTAAAGACATCTCCGCTTCTTCAAAAAAACGAAAAAATACATTTTTATATAGTGAAATACAAAATCGAAAATCTTCTTTTAAATTACCCGATACAATTATTGATATTATCCACGATTTAGAAAGAGAACTTATCGCAAATATACCGGTTGACACATACGAAAATAAAAAAAACTGTTCTTTTCAAACGGTTTCTATTTACGATAATCCCAATTATGAGGAAGATAATTCATATTTGGGAAATAAATATTGCAAATATCAAAACAAACCAACAAAAAAACAAGAGATCGATTTTAATTGTCGTATAAAAATAACCGATTTAGAATACAAAACGGCATCTTTAGAACAAAATATATCTTTTAAACCAACTCTCAAAATCGAAGCTGTAAATTCATCCGATAAAGCCATCAAAGATATACGGATTATTTTGAATAAAATGACAGATGTTAAATTCGACGCACAATTAAATTCGATTTGTGAAATTATGGATGGATTTTTTACAGAACAATGTGATGCTATGATTCCAACAGACTCAAATAACGAAACGACTGAAACAAATGAAAACATAACATTTTTTTGCAAAAAATTACTTGATTTAGTGAGTATGGACACATTTAATTCAATCGTGTATTCTAAACTGTGCAGAGAATGGATACGTAAATATCCTATTTTTAATAAATTGTTGCATGATTTTATTGCAGTTTTTAATTCCCAAATTGACGATGATTTTCACTATGTCGATTCAAATGTTGATTATGATGGGTATTGTAAATATATTAAAAAAAATGACCAAAGAAAGGCAATTTCATTATTTTTAGTAAATTTATCAAAACAACAAGAGGATGTATTGCCTAAATCAATCATTATTGATATTTTGAATCACTTTTTAGATAAAAGCATTGAATATATTCAAATAGAACACAAATTGAATGAAGTCGAAGAAATGAGTGATAATATTTATGTTATATTGACCAATATTTATTCTTGCATTTCATCTCTTCCTGAATGGAATGATGATCTTTTACCAAAAATCACAAATATTTCACAAATGAAATTGAAACAATATCCAAGTATATCAAATAGAGTTATTTTTAAATACATGGATATTTTAGATAATTTACAATGAATTATTTGTAAAAATATAATTATTTGTATTGATAATATGGTGTAAAATGTATGGTGTTATTACACATATAATATACTTTGTATATTATATATGATTGAGGTACCCGAAGAAACCAACGAAGAAAAAGAAACCAACGGAATATCCTCTTTTTTTAATAATTTTAGTAAACAATTGAATGAAGAATTTACAGAAATCAATAAAAAATCAAAAGAGTATTTCAATGATAATACAACGGACGGCATTGGTTCAACAGACGGCATTGGTTCAACAGACGGCATTGGTTCAACGGATGACATGAATGCTCTCAAAAAAATCACCATATTTCAAGAAAAAAAACAAAATTTTGAAAAAGATCCAAAATTAAAAAAAAATATGCATGATTTATATTTAAAATATAGCAAAACCAATTTTAATTTCAACGATATTATTCATTCTATCAATAATGATTTATCTCTCATGTTAGAATTAAATAACATTCAAGAAAAAAATGAATTACGACGAATGATTGAACACTATTTATTAGAAATAATTATAAAAAAAAAAGAGGAAACAACTGGGAAAACAAAGACGATAGATGAAATAACACCAGATGAAAAAAACATTGAAGTTAATAATACAAATAATAAATTTGAAAGTTTTGATTATAAAATCAAAACGAACGATGATAAGAACAAAATACGAAAAATCAAAGCGAGTATTTTACCGTCTTTAACAAATGAATATTTTGATGCAGAAGCCAGTGATAATAAAAAGTTAAAAAAATTATCTTATGACTTGGCGGATACAGTTTATTTAAAAGAGGACAATGAAATGACATGGGAAAAATTTATGGAAAAAAATATGAAAAAAATAATGCAAATACCAACGGTATTAGACCCAGGTGAAAATAAAGAAATATCACAAAAATTAAACCCAGATAACCGTGAAGAAAAACTCGAGGATGACAAAATATTGGAATTTATCCAAAAGCGAAAAAATAACAAAAATAGAACCCCTCTTGAAAATTCAGAGGTGAGAGACAATATAAATACAAATTATAAAAACAATCCTATTCAATTATTTGTAGGTGATTCTACAGAAGAAGACCCAACTATAAAATTCAACCCATTTTACATAACAAAATTGAACACAAGTATAAATGACGAAATTGAACGGTTGCGTGATCAATATCATGAAATATCCTACTTTATGGATTCATCTTTTTATGTGAAACGATTTGAAAAAGAACCTGAATTGAAATTTTTGGAATTAAAAGAAATATCAAAATTAGCATATGAATATAAAATGTTCAAATATAATTGCATTAATAATGCCATCCAGTTTTTAGATCAGAATCCTAATTTTGAATACAATGAAAAAACAGAAGAAATAAATTATAAAAGAGATGTGCCACCGCTAAGTAATATAGAACTGGATAATATGATTGAAAAAATCAAAAACACAAAAGACTATTTTTGGAATGATGACCTAATGAAAAAAATTGATGACAGCGACATTCATTTTACCAATTCTTTTTATCATGCCTTTTTACATAAAGCACCCTCCCCGCCAAATCCACGTCAACTAATATCTAATACAACAATAAAAATAAGTAAAAATGACAGTACTCATGTATCGAAACCGCAAGATATTGCTAGTAAAAAGGTAACATGGGGAGATGAAATATGAATATTCATTGATTAACAAAATAATATACAAAATCACTATTTTATTTTACATTTATTAGCATTGTGATTTTAAATTGACAAAACATTATTCTAAAGATGAATACTAATCATCAATGAAATTTTTTATTTTATCCTGGTCATTTTTTTCTTGGATTTTATTGTGTGGTTTGCTATTGGTTGCTTTTATAGCGGCATTATTGTCTATTTGGTTAGAACATAAAACACCATTTATTAAACCAATGAGCGAAATAAAAAATTACATTGAATTTATTAGCATTCGCGTTCTTCATTTGGGTGTGTTTATTTATTTTACTGGATTTTGGTTATTTTTTCCTCATTATTCATTAGTCGAAAAATCAATTTATCTCACATGTTCTCTTTTAATGGAATTTTCATGGGAATTATATTTATATTGTCCACTCACTTATTATGAATTACAAATGTATGATGTAAAACACACCGATTATACAACCACTTTTCATCCTTGCGTTTATTCATTGTTTCGTGAACATAGTTCTATTTTTATCACAACAAGTGGAATTATTATGGCAATGACCGTTGGATATATATTGTTATATGAATATAAAATACCATTTGTTTGTCGTGCATTATTTGCAATTTTGTTTTATGTTCTCTTTTTCAAAGCGGCATTCCAATGCGGGCGTTTATAAAACAATTTTCTTTTCTAAACGTTCAAATAATTCTGGATTATACACGAAATGTCCTTTTGGTTTATAATTTGAAATATCATTGTATTTTTTGCTGGTGTTGTTTGTATTATTGGTGTTTGAACCAGAGTTGGGCGCGAGTGAATCCCCTGTTTTTTTATCATTTGTTTCATCAATTTCGTCTGTATTTAAATCTTTGACTATATTTCCTTTTTCGTCGAGAACAATCCCCCGTTTTTTCTTTATTTCATTACGAACATACGTTGGAACCCAATTTTGCCAAGATACAAAAAGAGTGTTTGGATGCAAATAACGAATATAAAATCCATTTTCTTCCAATTTTTGAACAATGTATCCAATACATTCGCCTTTGTCATATACGGGTTCTCCAAATATGTATTCCGGAATAATAAACCAAATGAATTTTTCGTCTTTTTTTGTTCTTCCTGTGATAGTTATGCGTTTATGAATACGATTGAGAATTTTATTAAATATTGATATTTGACGTAAATCATGCATTTTCTTTTTTTCGTATAATTCGTCAATATTGATTTTTTTCAAGGTATCATCGTCATCTAGTTGTAAAATAGTTGTCATTCTATATATTCTATTTACTATATAGAATATATATTTTTCTCTTATATAATCACAAACATTACGATTTTCTTTTTCTATTTTCTTTTTCTATTTTCTTTTTCTTTTCTTCATATTACATAAAAATGGATGATCCAGGAATCACCGTATCCGCTACAGGTAAAAAATTATATTCTGTTTTAATTGCATTTGCTTGGTTTTTATTTTCCGGAACAGTGGATAAAATAATTTCTTCTTCTAATGAAAACGATTGATTATTATTCATGAGTTGCAACTCAATATCCTTTTGTAGTTGTGATGATGGAATATCCCGGGTTGTTCTAGTAGTATTTACATTCATAACTTCACTTGATTCATTGGGTGTTATCATAGTAGGATATTGATTTTGAATATCCATAATAGAAACACGGCCGGATGTAATAGAAGACCGTCGTAAAAGTTCATAAGCAACAAAAATATAAATTACCCCTAAAATAGGATTTGTGTAAATAAATAAATAAATAATGATACAAAACAAGACAATAATTCCTAAAGGACTTTCTATGAATGATGCTAACGGGCCTGGTGTTTGAAAAGGAAAAATAATATATACAATAAAAAGAACCAATAAAATTATTTCCCATGATTTCATATTTCGAAGTGTTTTTACCTTTTTAATAGAATCTGTTATTGAATTCATGTTCTTTATATATTACTTTATTATATTTTAGTTTTTTTGGGTTTTTTTGGGTTTTTTAGTTTGGTTGGGTTGGTTTGGTTAGTTCTTGGTCAAACAAATATAAATATAAAATAATGTAAAAATACAACTATAAATAATAATATTATTGGATTGTTTTCATTTATTTTTTTTAATTGAATAAAATAAATGTATCGCTTAAAACAATTCCATGGAAAAGGACAACAACATAAAAAGGATTTATCTGCACTCATTTATACAATTAAAGATGAAGAAAAGACGAGAATTATAGAAAATGCCTACATTGGAAAAAAAGGATACACCATTTCCAAATCTGTTTTATCTAAAGAAGAAGAAACATTTTTGAAAAAAGAACTCACCGTAAAACCCGAATTAAACGGTCAATTTATAGTTGGTCTAGATGCCGCGTTTCCGGTATATCGTGAAAATTCTCAAAAAATATATTTGCCCCGGTTTTATGGGATTGAACGATATGGATTTCCAACCGGAGAACAACCATGTCGTTTAGATCTTGGCGACAACATTTTCGCGGTGGATTTCAATAAACCATTGAGAGATTATCAAAATATTATTGTTGAAAAATATGTGAATTATGTACAGGGTCGTCCAAACGGTTGTGGTGGGGCAATTTTACAAGTTTATGCCGGGTCAGGTAAAACAGTCATGTCTCTAAAGATTATTGCGATGTTGAAAAAGAAAACCATTATTTTGGTGCATAAAGAATTTTTAATGAATCAATGGATCGAGCGAATACAAGAGTTTTTACCCACCGCATCTATTGGAAAAATACAGGGTCCCATCATTGATGTCGATGGGAAAGACATTGTCATCGGGATGATACAAAGTATTTATGATCGTGATTATGACGACTCTGTCTTTTCTTCGTTTGGTCTTACTATTATAGACGAAGTTCATCGCATTGGAAGTGAACAATTTTCAAAAACGCTTTTAAGAGTGGTTACGCCGTATATGTTGGGTATTTCTGCCACGGTAGAACGCAAAGATAAATTGACAAAAATATTGTACATGTTTATCGGAGAACGCATTCATAATGAAGAACGGACAAAAGAAGACGTTGTTTCGGTTCGATCCATTAAATTCATGACAAATATTGAATCCTTTAATGAAACGGAATACGATATGCGCGGGAATCCACAATATAGTAAAATGATTGTCAAATTATGCGATTTTTCACCCCGAACTGAATTTATTTTGCGTGTATTAAAAGATTTACGTGAAGAGAACCCCGAAAGTCAAATCATGGTTTTAGGTCATAATCGATCTATATTAAACTATATTCATGATGCGATTGAACACCGTGGGTTTGCTACAGCAGGATATTATTTAGGAGGGATGAAAGAGTGTGATTTGAAAGAAAGCGAAACCAAAAATATTGTTATCGCAACATATGCGATGGCGGCAGAGGCCCTTGATATAAAAACGCTTTCAACTCTTGTTATGGTAACGCCAAAAACAGATGTCATTCAATCCGTTGGACGCATTTTACGTATGAAACATGAGAACCCAATTATAGTTGACATTGTGGATTCTCATGATATTTTTCAAAATCAATGGAAACAGCGTCTGCGATATTATAAAAAATGCAATTATCGTATTCGTCAAACCACTAGTTCTCAATATAAAAATATGATGATTGATTGGAATAAAGATCACACTTGGAAAAAATTGTATGATCCTGTTTTAAAATTGAACACTGTTTCTACAAATGAAATGGTTGATGTGAAATATCAAAAAACAACCGAAATGTATCAGGATTTTATTTTGAAACAAAGCAATGCCGGTGCTGCTCCCACCACCAAAATAGATGTCAATCGTTTTTTTCATTTTCAAGCACGGGATGAAGAAAATGTTGGCAAATGTATGATTAATATCGCAGAGTTGCAAGACACCAGCAATAACGACTTTGTATAAAATCAACTATAAAATACATTTTTTATTTTTCATCATATATTTTTCATACAAACGATACTTTTTTGTATGAAAATAATAATATATTGTATGAAAATAAATATCATAAAAATAAAATTATATCAACGCAATATATTCAGTTGTTTTCAAAATGGAAAAAACACCCATTCCAAACAACGCGGATTTTGCCGCTTTTCCATACAAATTCATTCTCCCATCGCTTTCGTACAAAGGTAAAAAAGAGGATAATCTCTTGAATAAAAACAAATCAATCAATGGATATTGAAAAATAAAAAACAAAATGGAAATCATCAATGGATATTGAATATTTTGAAAAATAATGTCAACTATTGCAGTCTTCTTCTTTTTTTGTTGATGTTCTTGTTTTTTCTTTTCGTTATCTATTTCATGTTCTTTAACATAATCCATGTCTTTTTGATAAGTTGATAATGGCGGGATATAATTTGCGGTGGTTCTTTGATCGTGTGTATATTCGGTTTTTGAAATATGAATATCTCGTGATGGAATTTGATGATACGGAGTCCCTTGAATTTGTTGGATTTGTTCTTGTGTTAAACTGTTTTGTGATGCCAGGTATGTCCCTTGATCGGCCATATCATAATACATTTCGTTATGCGGGTTCTGTTGGTGGTTATTATTACCTACTGTACCCCCCCCACGAAGACTTGAATCCCTGGTGGAAGATGTGGGTATTCCCGTAATATTGGCGGTTGAATCTTCATATCCATACGGATTGGGATGTATATTAATAGGTGAATATGTGTTTGCATTTGCTTGGGCAAATTGTCCTACACCCTGCGAACCCGGATGTAAAGATGGCATGTTATTTGCATTATCGGGTAAATCGACAATCCTTGTTGACATTCAATAAACTATAAAACAATGACATTATTTATTTCATTGTTTTACGAATCATTTCGTAGATGTTCTCTTTTTTATTTATGAAATAATATATGATTGAATAAAGATCGACTAAATCATACGAATCTCATCGATTCTTTGTCTTGCTACATCAAAATAAACAAACATTACATGACCGTTATAATAATGACAACAATAATAAATATCATAAATACAATAATAATACGAGAACATATAACGACAAATAAATATATTTCATCCCATGCAGTCATTCTTTTATCAATATAAATTTATTTGATTTTTTATTATGAATCACGTAAAATGGTAATATTGTAAAAATGTAATTCTACTTCTACCACATTGGTTTTGGTGCTTGAATTCCATTTACACCACCATTATTTCCACCATCAAATATACTCATTTTGACTTGTTGTTCTTTATCCGCATCTTCTATTGACGGTGTTTTTATATCAATTATTTTTTTGTTTGGGTTGCATGTTGTCGATTGTATTTTATATTGATAACATTTTTCACCGTGTTTATATGTTTTTTCTACAAAATCACTTATAACAGGGCCTTCAAATACAATGCATTGACGATCCGTGCATACTTTACGAAAAAGAGTTGCTAATCCTAATCCAAGAACAATCGATATTAAATAAACACCAAATTGAGAATGTAATAATCTTTTAAAATTCATGTTCTATATTTAGTGTCCATATTATATTCTTTCATGAATAAATAATTGCAAATTTTTTGTTGATTATTATTATTATTATTGTTATTGTTCTCTAAATTTACATTTATAGAACAAGTGAATTTAGGGGGGTTAGGATTGAACAGGTATTTTTGAGATTAATGTTTCATCTTTTGGACAAAAAACTTGACTTTGTTTTATTTCAAAACAACTGTTGGTCTTGTCTCGATATTGTAAAATATCCACATTATCGGGTGTTGGATAAACATAAATGGTTCGATTATCAGGGTTTACAATATATACAAAAAAGATGCCGATTGCTAATGAACAAATGAAAACGGGCACATTTATATATTTAAAAATATTAAACTGAAAAAAAGATTTAGAAATCATTTAGCAATATAATAAAATATAAAATAGATGAATATTTTATATTTTTAGAGTTTTTTGTTTTTGGTTCTGTTTTGTTTTTATGGTTTACTTTTTGCTTTTCTTTTTCTTGTTTGATTGGTTTTGATTCGGCGGTGGTAATTTCATATCATCTAAACCAAAATCTTTCATGAGTTTTTCAATGCTTTCCATATTGCCCATATCACCCATATTCGCCAATTTCGCCAAATTGCCCAAATTGCCCAAATTGCCCATAGATGAAAGTAAATCATTCATTGGGTTGTTTGTCTCACTTTCCTCAACCGGTGTTTGGTTCTCTTTTTTATGTTGAAGGCGTTTCCTTAGTTTTTCTTTTAATAGATTTTGATTCATTTTTTGATTCATCGCATTCGTGTCTACTTTAGCACCATTTGTGTTACCCATATTTTTCGCCATGTTTTGAAAGATATCATTGAATTGTTTTGTATTTCCCATTTCTTTCATTTTAGAGAACAAATCAGTTGCTTCTTTAGTAATATCTTCATGTGAAATTTCACCGGATTCCATTTTTGTATTTATTTTTTTTCCAATTGTTTTTACTAAATTTGTCATTTTTTGGGGATCCTTTAATAATAATTTAATGACATCTTCAGAACTACGCACATTCTGCACATCTTCGCCAATAAACCCAGTCATATCATTTGATATTTCTTCTGCCAATTCTTTTGCCAATTTACCAATTTTACCATCAAATAATGTTTTTAAATGTTCATGTAATTCTTCTGGATTTGGCATGTTGTCTTGAAAATCAAAATGCATTTTGTTTGTATTGTCTTTTTCACCGTCTTCTGTAGTTTCGTCTGTTGTTGGAATAGATTCATCCTCCGTTTCACCGGTTTGTTTGTTTTCATTCGCCGCGGATTCTTTTCTGTTTTGGTTCATTTGCATAAAAAAATCATTGATACTGTGAATTGTTTCTTCCATTTTTGTTTGTAAAAAGGTTTCGTCTAATGTATCAAATATATTCATCGTATCTCCAAATTTTGTTTTATCACCAATCGAATTTAGAATAGAGAACAAAACCAATTGTAAATATTTCCAAATTGTTTTTTTAGTGGTGTCTGTAATTCCATCGCAATTATAAAGTGCTTTGAATTCTACATTTGGCAAGAACATAGTATTACAGGATGAATCGTTCTGAAAAATATCATCATTTTGATAAATAATATCAAAGAATCGTTCGGGGTAAACAATGAGAACATATTCAAATAATTCTATTATTTCTGGTTCTGTTTTAGATGTAGTCCATTTTTGCCATAAAAAAGAATATTCTGGAAATGTGATTGACAAGTCGTTTGAAAACTCGGATATAATAGACATGAATTTTTCAGGAACACGAATCTCTTTGACTTCCTCTTTTGGTTCTTCAAACGGATTTTCAAAATGTTCCACCGCGGGTTCTGTTGATGGTTCTATTTCTGTTTTTAAATCATTGGATACAACTTTCTTTTTAGAAACTTTTGTTTTTCCCATGGAATACTAATAAAGATGTTGTAATTTTATACTCTTTATATAATTATTGTCTAAAATACACGAAGTTTTCCTTTTACGTGTTTTTGTAAAAGAGAACATGTGAATATCAAAAATATCAAAAATATCAACATATCAAAAATATATCTACATACATGATATATGGATCTTACTATTGCTTATAATAAATCGAATGTATTGCCACATTTTTTAGCAACCGAAACCGGCGGTAGTTCGTCCATTTATACAAGTAAATTGGTTGGTGGAAAACGACGAAAAAAAAGGAAAATGACAAAACGCAAGCATTCACGCAGAAAAAAGAGAACTCACAAACGGCGTTGATTTCGTTTCATACAAAAAATATTATTTTATATGAAACCATAATAGCATGAAATTAAAAAAGAACAAATAAAAAGAACAAATAAAAAGAACAAATAAAAAGAACAAATAAAAAGAACAAATAAAAAGAACAAATAAAAAGAACAAATAAAAAGAACAAATAAAAAGAACAAATAAAAAGA